GAAGTGATCGCAGTGGCCGCCGCGCTGCGCGATGCCATTGAGCCCCACGCACATATAACCCGCTGGGGCGGACAGGAACGGAACCCCGAAACAAAGCGCTATCGCTATTCCTTCGATGTTAACTGGATAGTGAAGCGATAACCCCTCAATACACCGGCCCGGCGCCGGTTTTTTTATGCACGGAGAAAACCATGTCTGTACTGACGCAAGGTACTCAGTTTTTTGTGCTCGCCCAGGGCGCGGTAAGTGAAATCGAATGTATCACCAGTTTTTCACCCGGTGGCAACCCGGCAGATCAGATTGAAGATACCTGTCTTTCTGAGCGAAACAGTCGCACCTATAAGGTTGGTCTGCGCACGCCCGGACAGGCGACGGTGGGCCTGAACGCTGATCCGGAAAACGCCAGTCACGTGATGCTGCACAACCTGGCGAACTCTGACGACCACGAAGAGCTGACATTTGCGGTGGGCTGGTCTGACGGTACTGCGAAGCCGACGGCGGCAGCGCAGGGCGCAGCCGGAGCAGTTGACGGCCTGACTTTACTGAAACTGACACTCGATGCGCTGAAACAGGCAGGGGCATTTACGGGGCGCCCGGTTGAAAAGCCAATCACCTGGCGCCAGGGTGAGGAGGAATTTAACGCCACCGTCTTTATCCGCCCGCTGGGCTATCACTCGGCCATGACGGATGTTATGGCCGCTAATGGTCGTGTGGATGGTGTGGCGGGCCGAATTGCCGCGTCTGTCTGCGACGAGAACGGCAAGCCTGTGTTTACGCCTGCGGACATAACCGGTGAGGCTGACCCGGAGCGCGGCGCGCTGGACGGCGCTCTGACCATCGCCCTGCTGGTGGCTATCCAGGAGGTTAACGATCTGGGAAAGATGAGCTCAGCGCCAATGATGAATTCTGGTGCGAACTCGTCCTCAATGGGATCGGTGGAAAAACCATAGCGGAGGCTCAGGAAACCCTGAGCTTCAGGGAGTTCCAGATCTGGGTGAAATATCGCGAGCGTTATGGGAGCCTGAATCCGTTGTTGCGCACCGAGTGGGCGGCCGGGATGATCTCCAGCACTATCGCCAACGTGAACCGTGGCAAAGACACAGACCCTTTCAGCGTCACCGATTTCACCCTTCATTTTACCAAACCAACGGCCACCACAGACCCCGTCACGCTTGATGAGGCTAAGCGGACCTGGTCGTAAACACTCACGGAGACGGTATGGCAGCCAGATCGCTTGGAACCCTGACCATTGACCTGATTGCCAATATCGGTGGCTTTGCGGCGGGCCTTAACCGGGCTGAGCGGCAGTCTCAAAAATGGCGCCGGCAGGTACAGGAAGATGTCCGTCTTGCCGGCGCCGCACTGGGGTCGATGGCAACTATCGCGGCAGCGGCAGCGGTATCTGCAGGCGTGGCAGGGATCAACCTGTTAAAAACCACATCAAAGCAGATCGCTGAAACTGACAGGCTCGCCAAATCCCTGCGGATGTCCACACAGGACTTACTGGGATGGCAGTTCGCCTCGCAAAAAGCTGGCGTGTCAGGCGAGCAGATGGCCGATATCTTCAAGGATATCGGCGACAAGATTGGTGATGCGGTCCTTAACCAGTCGGGTGCGGATGTCGATGCGCTGAATGCCCTCGGCCTGTCAGCGAAGAAGTTGTCCACGGAAACGCCGGATAAACAACTGCTGGCAATCGCCGGGGCGCTGGATAAAGTGGGCACCAACGCTGAAAAGATCACCATCCTCGAAAGCCTGGGTAATGACCTTTCAAAACTGCTGCCGCTTTTTGATAACAACAGCCAGAAGCTCCAGCAGTTCCTGAAGCTTTCGCGCGAATACGGCGTTGCGCCGGATCCGCAGTCCATTGATGATCTGGTCAAAGTAAACTCACTTTTTGAGGATATGGAGACCCAGGCGCAGGGGTTAAAACTCGAAATAGCCACAGGTCTGGCGCGCGTGGACCTTTCACCGTTACAGGCCGGACTGGGTGATCTGCGGGCAGTATTCACCGATCCTAAAGTCCTGCAGGGCCTGGCGGATATGGTAGGAGGAATTGCTTCACTTGTCGGCTGGCTGGGAAAAGCAGCGTCATCGCTGGGCAGCCTTATTGATAATTACCAGGGCGGGCAAAAATTATCAGCTAACGCCTCGTTGTTTGAGGTTGAGCGGCGGATCAGAAATCTTGAAGCCGATCTGAACGACGAAGGTTTCCTGGCGGGTGTTAACCGCCTCGGCATGGATACGGAAGGGAAGCAGAAGGAGCTGAACGAACTACTGGCGCAGCGTACGCGCCTTAAGTCGATTGCAGCAGCGGCGCCTGTTATTTCCTCCGCAATATCTCCTGTTACCGCCTCAGGTAATTACACCCTCGCATCAGGCGAGTCCAACGGGAAAGTGACCCCTGACACCAGTGCCAAAAAGCTGGAAAGCGCCTTCAAATCCATGGAGCTGGGCTACCTGCGACAAATTGCCCTGATCGACACCACTGGCCAGAAAACAGCAGAGGTGACCGAGCAGCAGAAACTTCAGTTTGATCTGGCGGAGGGAAAGCTCACCGATATTAATGAAGCGCAAAAAGTCCGGCTGCAGCAGCTGGCTCAGGAAGTGGACCGCCTGAACCTGCTGAAAAAAGCCAACGAAGAAAACGCGAAGGTAGCAGCGTTCGTTGCTGGCCTGCAGGCGCAGAATGATAACGCCCGTGGGGACCTGAGTGTGGATATTCAGGGAGCCGGGCTCGGCAATAAGCAGCGTGAGCGGCTGAGGGAACGGCTGGGTATTGAGCGTGAATACCTTGACCAGCAACGTGATCTGCAAAAGCAGTATCAGGCCGGTGATATCAGCCAGACAGTTTATGACCGTGAAACCCAGGCTTTAAAAGATGCCCAGGCTCAAAGGCTGGAAATTCAGGAGGATTATTACAGTCAGATTGATGCGCTGCAGGCTGACTGGGTAACCGGTGCGCGGGACGGGCTTGCTGACTGGGTGGATGATTCCACTAACTATGCAACGCTGGCGGCCGATGCGATGCAAGGCGCGCTATCAGGTATCAGCAGCAACATCGTTGACATGCTCAACGGTAACAAAGCGAGCTGGAAAGACTGGGGCATCAGCGTCATGAAAGTCATTGAACAGGTAATGGTGAACATGATGATCGCCAACGCGGCCAGCTCCATCGGTTCGCTGTTTGGCGGCGCTGCCTCGTCTTCCGCAAGCAGCGGCACTGCGCTTCAGGCGCGCCGCAGGTCAATATCCATATTGATGGCAACGGAAACACCCAGACCCAGGTGAGCGGGGGTTATGAGCAGTTCGGGAAAGAAGTGGGAAATTATGTTGATCGGCGTTACCGCGAGCTGATGAGTCGTGATATGTCACCCGGCGGCGCGCTGTGGAATCTGGCAAAAGGAGGCCGATGATGGCTCTTGAAACATTCAGCTGGTGCCCGCGCATCAATGCGGAGCAGGAGGTGAGTTTTCGCCGGCGAACCGCACAGTTCGGTGACGGGTACCAGCAGGTATCCGGGGACGGCATTAATCCCCGTTCGCAAAAGTGGAGTCTCCAGTTCACCGGTACCGAGGCGTATATCGGGGCGATTAAAGACTTTCTCGATCGCCACCAGGGCGTAAAGGCTTTTCAGTGGCGCCCGCCGCTTGAGACTCTGGGGCTATATCGTTGCGACACCTACACGCCGACTCCGATTGGTGCCGGGCTCTTCAACCTTTCCGCAACGTTTGAACAGGCATTTAAACCATGAGCCTAAACGCAGACTATCAAAAGCTCGAGCCTGGCGATGAAGTCAGGTTGTTTGAAGTCGATGGCACAGCATTTGGTACAGGTGAGGTGTTGCGCTTTCATAGCTACAGCCTCGCACACACAGAAGCAGAAATAACCGCTGCCGGCGGGAATGAGAATAAGCTGTCGGCAAAATCAATCTGGTGGCAGGGGCAGGAATATAAAGCGTGGCCCTGTCAGATTGAGGGGATCGAAGCTTCTACCAGTGGAAGCAGCGCACAACCCAAATTATCGGTAGCTAACCTTGACAGCTCCATCACAGCGCTGTGCCTGGCTTATGACGATATGCTGCAGGCGAAGGTGAGTATCCACGATACGCTGGGTAAATATCTCGATGCGAGAAACTTTACTGGCGGTAACCCGACGGCAGATCCAACACAGGAAAAGCTGAAGGTTTTCTATATCGATGCAAAAAGCAGTGAAACCAACGAGGTGGTTGAATTCACGCTTTCCAGCCCGATGGATCTGCAGGGGCTGATGATACCGACGCGCCAGCTCCATTCTCTGTGCACCTGGTGCATTCGTAACAAATACCGTACCGGTGACGGTTGCGATTACGCCGGCACACGCTATTTCGACAAAAACAACAAACCTCCGGGGACGTCATTGATCAGGAGTTAGCATGCGTAAAAAGATCGTCACGGCCATCATTGCACACGCTGCGCAGGAGTATCCGCGGGAGTGCTGCGGCGTGATAGCGCAGAAGAGCCGGGTAGAACGGTATTTTCCCTGCCGTAATCTGGCCCCGAACCCGGAGGACAACTTTGTTCTTTGCCCGGAAGACTATGCCGCCGCCGAAGAGTGGGGGCCGGTGACCGCTATCGTTCATAGCCACCCCGATGCAACAACCCAGCCGAGCGAAACCGATAAAGCCCAGTGTGACCTTAGCGGTGTACCCTGGCACATCGTCAGCTGGCCGGAAGGTGACTTACGGACCATCATGCCTCGTGGAGAGATCCCACTCATTGAGCGGCCTTTTGTTCTGGGCGTGTACGATTGCTGGGGCCTGGTGATGAGTTATTTCCGGCAGACGCACGGGATCGAGCTGCATGACTACCGGGTTGAATATCCCTGGTGGGAGGACGAGTACCCGGATAATTTCTATCAGGAATGCTGGTATGCGTGCGGCTTCCGTGAGCTCGACGGCGCACCGCAGCCTGGCGATATGG